TGAAGAAACGCCCATGAAGAACCGCGCCTCCGGCCCGCTGTTCACCACCACCGGCCTGATCTTCGCCCTGCTGCTGTTCGCGGGCGCGTGCTTTCTCCTGTCGTCAGCGCTATTCCTGTTAGCAGCTGTCATTAGGCATCACACATGACCTAGTACGGTAAGCGTCTGGAGCCTGGCGAGAAGGAGCACTGCCATGCAGCGCAAACCCAAGAGCGAGATCATCCCGGCGACCCCTTCGGATTACAAGGCTGTTGTCGACGGCGCGGCGCCGGGCGACACGGTACAGCTTGGGGCCGGAAGCTACAGCCTTGAATTATGGGGGGTCGTCAAATCCGGGGAAGTGGTGATCGAGCCCGCGCCGGGCGCCGCTCCGGTGGTGACGTTCGCGGGCCTGAACGGGGCCGCTTTCCTGACCCTGCGGGGCCTGCATTTCGTGCTGCCCTCGGCCAGTGCGCAGTATGGCGTGCAGGCGTGGGACGGCGCCAGCAACCTGCTGCTCGATGAATTGCTGGTCGAAGGCTGGACGGCGGACCCGGCGCAGTTGAGCGGCGTGGGCGTGAGCTTCCGCAATGTGACCGGGCCGAACACGCTCCGCAATTCGGTGTTCAGGGGGCTCGGGTCCGGTATCGGCCTGACCGATGCGGGCGGCTGCGCCATCGAGGGCAACCACCTTGAAAACCTGTGCTCGGACGGGATTTTGATGGGCGGCGCTCATGACAGTTTGATCGCCGGGAACACTGGCGCGACCTTCAACTATCCAGAGTGGGTCCACCCGGATTTCATCCAGTGGTTCAACACCGCCAACACCGAGACAAGGAATTTGCAGATCATCGGCAACCGGTTTGACCGTGGGGCCGGGATGCTGGTGCAAGGCATATTTGGCGAAGACGGCCAGGAAATCCATATCGAGGACAATGTGCTTTACGGGTGCATGTACAATGCGATCAGCGTTGCGCGCTCCCGGCATTTCAGCGTCAAGCGCAACTATGTGCAGCCGCTCGCGGTCGAAGGCGACAGTGGCTGCTGGATCATCGTCCGGCAGGAAGCCGACGATGGCGACGTGATCGACAACGCCGCTCCGGACGTCAGGATCGGCGCGTCGGACGAGGCGCAGCCGACCAATATCCGGGTGTCGGGCACCACGACCACGACCTCGGCTCCTCCTGGTGACATGTCCCAGTACAACGCCTGGAAGGCTGGCCTGACGCCGCCCGATCCGGGGCCGACCCCGCCAGATGGCGACCTCGCCCAGAAGGTCAAGGAGTTGGTCCAGGAGAACATGGCCCTGAAGGTCGAGAACGAACACCTGTCCGACCAGGTGGCGGCGCAGGCGCAACAGATGGCCGACGCCGTAGCCATCCTGACCAAGCCCCTACCATAGGAGGACGCCATGCCGCTGAAGCCGGGCTCGAGTCCCAAGACGATCAGCCAGAACATCCGCACGGAGAAGGCCGCCGGCCGCCCACAGAAGCAGGCAGTGGCCATCGCCCTGGACCAGGCCCGGCGTACGGGCGGCAAGAAGTGAGCGGTAGCAGACGTGCGCCGGAGTTCCAGATGGAGAAGGGCCGGGACAACCGTGAACGTGTCCGCAGGTACTTCATCACACATCCTGGCTGCACCAACATCGACTGCGCCGCGGCCTTGGGCCTGAACGTGTGTGTCGTCGGCCGACACAGTCAGGCCCTGCGCGCCGAGTGGATCAACAACCCCATCCCCATCAGGGACGTTATCGCCCTATGACACGCAACGGTGTGCACCTGGAGCCAGGCGAGAAGCCGGCCACATTCAGGGCCAAGGACTATGTGTCGACAGAGCAGCGGCGCGCCTACACCCCGCACCAGCGCAAGATCCTGGAGTGGATCTCCAACCTGGGCATCGCCCTGATCAAGGTGGACCCTCTTGAGCCAGAGCCCGAATTGCCGCAGGGTGGGTTCCTGGTCTCGTACAAAGTGCGCGACCATGATATCGAAATGCTCAAGCTTCCACGGACGTCCAACCCGGACGAACTGTGGACGCTGCTGGCGCTCCACTTGGAGACCAGGAGTTCACAACTAGGGTAAGGCGTGCTCGTCCACACGCAGACAAAGAGCCTGGTGCTCAAGCTGAACAACCCGGCGCGGGTGACATCTGTCATCCCGACCGCGAAGCCGTTCACCTACGAGGGGCAGGCGTTCCTGCGCGTACCGCTCAAGGTGGATGAGATGGTGGTGCTGAGGAACCTGGGCATCAAAGCCCCCTCGCCCATCAAGTACCTCTACGACTACCCCGGCAAGTTCACGCCCTTCCACGCCCAGCGCGAGACGGCCGAGTTCCTGACCCTGAACCGTCGCGCGTTCGTGCTCAACGACCTGGGAACAGGCAAGACGGTGGCCGCCCTGTGGGCCTATCACTACCTGCGCGCAGCAGGACTTGCTAACAAGTTGCTGGTTGTTTGCCCTCTGTCGACCATGGAACGGACCTGGGGCGACGAGGTGTTCAACAACTTCATGGACCTGACAGCGGTCTCCCTGCATGGCGCCAAGGAGCGCCGGCTGCAGCGGCTGAAGTCCGAGGCCGATATCTACATCCTGAACCACCACGGCGTGGAGGTGATCGAAGAGGCGCTGAAGGCGCGGCCAGATATCGACTGCGTGATCGTGGACGAGATCGCCACCTTCAGGAACCCCCGCACCAACCTGTGGAAGGCGCTCAACCGCGTGCTGCAGGGGCGTGGCTGGGTGTGGGGCATGACCGGTACGCCGACCCCCAACGCGCCTACGGACGCCTTCGGCCAGTGCCGCCTGATCTGCCCGGAGCGGGTGCCGCGCACCTTCGCCGCCTTCCGCGACCTGGTGATGCGCCAGACCAGCCTCTACAATTGGATGGTCAGGCCCGACGCCACCGAGACCGTGGCCGCCCTGATGCAGCCCTCGATCCGGTGGAAACGCGAGGACTGCATCGACCTGCCGCCGGCCCTGCACCTCACTCGAGAAGTCGAGATGACGGCGGAGCAGAAGCACGCCTACAAGACCATGGTGAAGTCCATGGCCATGGAGTACGAGGGCAAGACCGTGCTCGCCGTCAACGAGGCCGCCAAGGTCACCAAGCTGATGCAAGTGGCGTGCGGCGCAGTCTACGACGGCGACGGCGGGGTGGTGCAGTTGCCTAACCGTCCACGTGTGGACGTCGTCAAGGAGATCATCGAGGAGGCCCGCGGCAAGGTCATCGTGTTCGTGCCCTTCAAGTCCGTGGTCCGCATCGTCGCCGAGGAACTGGCGAAGTCCTACCCGGTCGAGATCGTCCACGGAGATGTTGGCAAGGCCGCCCGCGACAGGATCTTCGCCGCCTTCCAGCGGCCGGGCGGCCCGCGTGTCCTGGTGGCCCAGCCCGACGCCATGGCCCACGGCCTCACGCTGACGGAGGCCAACACGATCGTGTGGTACTCGGCGATCAACAACCAGGAGACATACTCACAGGCGAACGGACGGATCAGCCGGGTGGGCCAGAAGCGCACCCAGTTCATCGTCCACATCGAAGGCTCGGCGATCGAGCGCAAGGTGTACGAGCGCCTGAAAAAGAAGCAGCGGATGCAGGGCGCGCTGCTTGAAGCGATCCGCGAAGGGATGTAACTTTTTTCTGCTAACACACTTGACGCCCGCCACGGCTAAAAGTACACATGTGGACAAACAGGGCTGCAACTGGAGGGCCAGGGTTATGAGTACGGAAGCGCTGGTGGAGCGCTATATTCGGCTGCGCGACGCCAAAGAGAAGCTGACGGCCGACACGAAGTCTAAGACGGCCAAGCTCGATGAGCTCATGAATAAGATCGAGGCGCAGCTGCTGGTGGACTTCAACGCCACCGGGGCCGAGTCCGTGAAGACGGCATGCGGCACTGCGTACAAGACCACTAAGACGTTTGCAGGTGTCGGCGATTGGCCCGCCTTCATCAAGCACGTCACTGCTACCGGCGAGGTCGACCTGTTGACCCGCGCCGTGAACAAGACCGCTGTGTCCGAGTACATGTCGGAGCACAACGATAACCTCCCTCCTGGCGTCACCTGGCGCGAGGAGATCGCTATCAACGTCCGTCGCTCCTAACACGAGGCGCCCATGTCACAAATCGTTCCCGTCAACGCCGAACTGCCCGCCCACATCCGGGCGCGCTTTCCCGACGTCTCCGCCAACGACAGCCTGTCGTCCGGTCTCCTCGGCGGCTTCCCCGTCATCTCGTACAAGGGCAAGGTCTGGGCCCTGGTCACCAACGGCAACCGTGAGGTGTTGGTGAACGACCAGGGCGACCCGCGCGCCGCGATCGAGGTGGTGCTGCTCAAGGCCAACGGGGCGCTGAGCAAGACCTACTACAAAGACTCCTTCGCCGAGGGCTCGACGGAGCAGCCCGACTGCTACTCGGACGACGGCGTGGCCCCCAACGCCGACGCGAAGTCACCGCAGTCCCGGACCTGCGCCACCTGCCCGCACAACGCCTGGGGCTCCAAGATCTCGGACCAGGGCCAGAAGGGCAAGGAGTGCGCGGACGTCCGTCGCCTGGCGGTGGCGGCCTCGGACGCGCTCGACCAGCCCACGCTGCTGCGTGTTCCCGCTGGCTCCCTGCGCGAACTGCAGGTGTACGGCGAGAACCTGAAGAAGCGGGGCGTGCCGTTCCAGGCCCTGGTCACCAAGATCAAGTTCGACCCGGACGCGGCGCACCCGCGCATGCTGTTCACCGCCGCCCGCTGGCTGGACGAGAAGGAACTGGACGTCGCCCTGGATACGGCCGAGACCCCGCTGGTCGACCGTATCATCGGGACGGACGGCGTCGGCCATGCGTCGGATATCGCCGACCAGGCCGACATCCTGGACAACCCGCCTGAACATCTCAAGGCGGGCGCTGCCGCCAAGGCGGCCCCTGTCAAGGCGACCGGAACCCGGCGTGCGAACGCCAAGGCCGACCCCCTGCCCTCGCAGGCGGAAGTGGCTGCGGTGCTTAAGGAGCCTGAGCCGGTAGCGGCTGCAGCTACTGCGCCCAAGGCCAAGCCGCCGGCCGACCAGTCCGCGGCGGCCCTGATCGCCGACGCCGACAGCGCCCTGGCGAGCCTGCTGGGCGGGATGATGTCGGACGACTGATCGAGGTGCGTGACCGGAATCGCTGCACCATCGACCGCCTAGGGGGGCGGCGGCCTACCAGCCCCCCACCCGGCCCATCACAGGATGTTTACCTTGATCGACATGTTGAAGAACAAAGCAAAGCTTAGAGCCACCGAAGTGGCCAAGCTCTTGGGGGTCTCGAAGCAAGCCGTCAGCACCTGGTATGCCGGCAAGCGGGAGCCCCACAACCAGGTCGAAGCCCGCATGAGTCGACTAGTTGACGCAGTTAACGCAGGGGTCCAATCTGGGGACTTCCCTGTTCCGGCCACGGTCGAATATTCGGAGCGGTGGAACTACATCAACAGGACGATCGTCAAACACCATCGCGCCCTGATGGAGACGCGCGAGGCGAAGTGACCTTCTGCCCTGCTGGCGTAGACCAACGCTGCGGGGCTGCATTGCACACTCAGACCTTCATTGAACGGGTATGCGATACTGCCGGTTACATCACGCTGGCAAGTAAGTTCCCCACTGGAGTAGGACATGTCGGCCTGCCGCGAGAGAAGATCGCGCAGGCCGCCTTGCGTTTGGACAGTCGAGGCCAGGACTTCTACTGCGCCTTCGCGTCCCAACGTGTTAAGAACACGCGCAACCAGGACAATGCTTTAGGGGCCAAGGCCCTCTGGATAGATCTTGACGTCGGCGAGGGGAAGAAGGGCCCGCATTACCTGACGCGGCGCGAGGCGATCGAAGCCGTATTCGCCCTGGCGGACGCCATCGGACAGGGTGACCTGCTAACGGTTCTCAGCGGCCACGGCATCCACGCCTACTTCCCCCTGACCAGACTTGTTGACAGACAGGAGTGGGAGGAACTGGCCCACCTAGTGCGCGACCTGTGCGACGCGCTCAAGCTCAAGGTCGATCACACCTGCACCTGCGACATCGCCAGGCTGATGCGCCTGCCCGGCACGCACAACAGGAAGGACCCGACCAGGCCCGTCAGGGTCAGGGTGATCAGCTGGGGATCGGTGTTCGACCCGGACGCCCTCAGGGACGCGCTGCAGGCCGCCCTGGACGCCCTGGACTATGTCCGCCCCACCGGACGCCCGGACACCTTCCAGCTGCCTCCTGGCGGCCCTGCACGGCCGATGAGCGCGGAGGGCAACGACGCCCTAGGGGTCAAGACCTACGCCCCCTCCTCCGCCCACCGGATCGCCGACCAGTGCCCGGTGATCGGCGACATGCGCGACAGCCTCGGCCGCGACCAGAGCCAGCCCGTCTGGTATCATGCGCTGCAGCTGCTCTCGCATACGATCGAGGCCATGGAGGTGGGCCATGAGTGGTCGAGCGGCCACCCCGGCTATGACCATGACGCCACTGAGAAGGCGCTGGCCAGGGCCCATGAACACGGCCCGACCCTGTGCACGACCTTCCAGAAGGCCGGCTGCGTCCAGTGCCTGTCTTGCCAGTGGCTGGGCAAGGTCACCAGCCCGATCGCCCTGGGGGTCGAGGTTGCGCCAAAGCCTGACACGTCAGGACGTCCTGACTTTCCTCGAGGCTGGTCCTGGGTGGCGGAGAAGCAGGGGCTCTACTTCCAGGGAGAGCCTGAGGAGGATGACGATGGCAATCTGGTTCAACCTCAGGCCCGCCGCGTATGCGGCTCATGTTTTTACCCGATAGAGCGCCGCCGTGAGGGTGATAGCTTCGCCGTTCTTTTGGCCATTGAAACACCAGGGGGCGAGACACGCAGGCTCAGCGTGCCAGGTTCCCTCATCGGTGAGGGGGGGTCCAAGTTGCACGCGCATCTGGGCAGCCAGGAAGTGGTGATGTCGCGCAAGGGCGACATGGACGCCTACCTGAAGGCGTGGGTCGAGAAGTTGCGACACACAAACCAGGTGGTCGAAACGCATAACACATTCGGCTGGACCGATGACGGAACTGGGTTCGTGGTGGGGGACGAACTCTATACGCCAGCAGGGGTTATCCAGGCTCCGCTGCGCGCGCCGGCCGTGGCCCATGAGAGCGCCCTGAAGGCGCACGGCGATCTCGACGTGTGGAAACATGTTGTCGACACCGCCTACAACCACGAGGGCTGCGAGGCGTACCAGTTCATGGTGATGCTGGGCTTTGCGTCGCCGCTCTACAGCATGATGGATCTCGACGGCGGGATCACTGTACATGCTCACAGTCCCGAGTCCGGGATCGGCAAGTCGTCGGCGCAGCAGGCTGCCCTCGCCGCCTGGGGCGCGCCTCAGCTGCAGCAGATGAACCACACCAAGGTCACCGAGAAGGCGCTGATCGACATCCTGTCGGGCATGCACAACCTGCCGGTCATGGTGGACGAGATCACCAACATGGAGGGGTCGAGGGCCAGCCAGCTGGTGTTCAGCATGAGCGACGGCCAGGGCTACCGGCGGCTGTCGGCCGCCGCCGTCCAGCGCGAGCTACCCCGGCCCTGGTCGACCATCCTGATGACCAATGGCAACGCCCTGGTCTCAGAGCAGATAGCCAACCACCGGGCCCAGCACGAGGCCGAACTGATGCGGCTGTTCGAGGTGCGGCTGGAGGCCACCGGCATCCTCACGCCCAACCAGGCGCTGGACCTGTTCGGGCTGCTGCGCACCAACCACGGCCACGCCGGGCGCGAGTTCATCCGCTACGTCGTCGCCAACAAGCCGAAGATCCAGCAGGACCTGATGGCCATCCTGAAACATCTCAACACGCTGCTCAGCTTCCGCCAGGCCGAGAGATACTGGAGCAGGCTGGCCGCCTGCGTCCTGGCGGCGCTGGCCATCTGCAGGCGGCTGGACCTGGTCGCCTTCGACGCCCAGTCCATGCTGGCGTGGATCTCCGAGGAGGTGACCTCAGCCCGCGGCGATGTGATCGAGGCCAGCCTGCCGCCCGAAGAACTGTTCGGGATGATGATGTCCAATCTTCACAGTGGCGTGTTGGTTACGGACATCGAAGGGGACTGCCGGCGGCTCGACACCCTGGCCACCGTCCAAGGAAACTTCAAGATGTGGGGGCCGCTCCACGGCCGGGTGATCTTAGATACAAGCTGGCGTATGCCGCTCACCAACCAACCCGCGCCCCGGCGGTTGAGCAGTCCCAAAATGACACTTAACCGGCCAACACTATACCTATCGACAAACAGCGTGAGAGCATGGTGTGCTGCTCATGGTGCATCGCCCAATGAAATCTTTCGCCTGCTGGTCGAGACGGGTGCGGCCAATGATCGGCCCCGTCCCTTCAGCCTCAGTAAGGGGGTATCCGAATACATCGCTGCATCCCCCCAGCAACGCTGCTGGGTGATCTTCCTCGACCAACTAGACCCTGCAGTTTCCAATCGCTGGGCCCTTGCGTCACCTATAGGGGTGGAAGCCAGTGCGTGAATTGATCCAAGAGATACTGGACGAAGTGGGGCCACTGCCAACCATTGTCCGAGACTATGTTGTCGGCGGCCAAGCCGTCACCTACGATGCCAGCGAGTTCGCCCGAGAGCGCCCCGACATCAGTAAATCCCTTCCTCCTGAAGCAGGGACTGCTCCCCAGGCTTCAGACTGACGCCCTCCATCAGGCGGGCATTGTCCACCGCATGCTGGCGGATCGCCTGGATGAGGGCCGCCGGCTTCAGCACAGCCCAGGACTCGTTGTCAGCCAGGCGGTTCTGGTTGAACTCGTTGATCTGCGACTGGACGTCGGCCATGGTCTCCTGATCGTTGCTGGCGGCGGCCAGGGCGTACTGCCGTGTCAGGTTCTGCTTGCGGGTCTTAAACTCGTCCTGCGCCTGCGACAGGGCGGCGCGGTTCACCTGAGTGGTCTCCACCGTCTGCGGCGTAAAGCCCAGCCCCTGGGCCACCAGGTCCATGGTGGTCAGCTGGTCGGGCCGCAAGACCTGGGCGCCCTTCTCCGTCGTCACCCCCTCGTTGGCGAACCTGTAGGTCTTCATGAGGTCGCGAAACACCTTGGGGGCCAGCTGCTCAGCCGCGCGCTCCGGACGGCCCTCGTCAGCCAGGGTGTAGGCGTGCGCAAAGTTGCCCAGCAGCGACCCCGCCGGGCCGCCCACGAAGCTGCCCAGCCAGGCCATCAGGTCCGACCGATCGGTGCCCTCAATCTTGGCGCCAGGGGCCAGCAGGTCGCCCATCCCCAGACGATCGGTAACATCTCCAGGTACGATCTGGTTGACGCCAGGCAGGGCGAACAGGCCGCGCGAGAGGGCGTTGCCCATGTCGAAGCCCAGGTGATCCGTGGCGAACTTGCGGAAAGCCACCTCGGCGTCCCAGGGCTCGTGCTTATTCTCGCTGAGGAACTTATGGTAGAGGTTCGCGCCGAACGCCACCAGGCCGAAGCCAGGCAGGCCCATAGCCCCAGTCACCAAGCCGTGCATGCCCACCACCCCGGCCAGGGTGCGGAAGGCCACCAGGCGCTCCTCCTTGGACATGTCCTTGTTGAAGAAGGCGTCCTTACCGTAGCGGAGCATCTGCTCGATCATGCCCTGCTGGTACTTCTGGAACTGGAAGATCAGCTGCTTGAAGCCGCCGCCCTGCATCAGGTTGGGCATGTTCTCGCGGCTGTAGTCGATGTGGGTGTCGAGCGTGACCTCCTGGGCGTAGCGCGCGGCGGCAAGCTCCTGCTTGGTCCCCTTCCAGCCATCATCGACCGCCCGCTTCCACTGCTCCTCCGTCAGGGCGTTCTGCACGTTGACGTCTTTCAGCCCCATCCGGTAGGCGGCCAAAGCCGTAGTCAGGCGGTTGGCGAGTTCGGTCTTCATCGGCAGGAAGCCGGCCGCGTTCATGATCAGCTTGCCGCCTTTCCCTAGCGTCCCTGTAGGAGATGCGGCGTCGTTGAGGCTGCCGGGCTCGTTGCCGTGGATGGTGCCAAAAGACTCCAGGTAGTGGAGCATGCGCCCCTCGCCCTCGTTCTTCGCCAGGCTCGACAGGTCGCCCTTGGCGCCCCAGTCCCTGATCGTGCGCGCCACCTCGCCGCCGGCTTTGACCAGTTCCGCGGCCGACCGGCCGTAACCGTGGCGGGCCGCCAGCACCGGGTAGGTGACCAGCGGGGTCTGCGCCAGGTGCATGGCCATGAACGACGGGCTCAGACCCAAGTCGTAGACGTAGGCGGCGCTTTTGAGGAAGTTGACCACCGGGGTGTCAGCGTACTGGGCCAGAGAGTCGTAGTGCTGCTTCAGCGCGTCGAAGGCGCGCATGTTGCGGTAGTCGCCGGTCTTCTCGGCGGCGGCCTTGATCTGGGTGAGATAGTCGCCCGCCCGAGATCCGTACTCGAGTCCCGACAGGAACCCGGCGTTGCGCCGGGCCATGACGGCGAAGGCGCGCGGCACGTCGGTCGAGGCGCCGGCCACGTTCTTACGCATCAGGGTTGAGCGCAGGCGCGAGCCCTCCGGCGTCAGGGTGGCGTACAGCTGCCACATCATCGAGCGCTGCCCCTTGAGGCTGTCGATCGTCCCCTGCGCCCTTGCCCTGTCCTCGGCCGTCTTGGCTGTGCGGAGTTCATTGGTGGCGTCAGCCAGGGCCTGGTCGTACGCGCGCTCCACACCGTGCGCCAACATGCTGCCAGACGCACCGGGCTCGGCGCGGGCCTCGTCCGTTGCCGTGGTCGACCGGGTCTTATAGCCCTGCTCCTTCATCGACTTGAGGAAGCGCTGCAGGTCGGCCTCGTTCTCGAAGTGGCTGCGGACGTATCCGTACTCGTCGCTGCCTTCGTTTTGATAGGCCGCCTTCTTCGCCGCGTCAGCGTCCGCCATGGCCGCCTCGTGGGGCGTAGTGTCCTCGCCCTTGTCGACGGCGTCGGCGTGCGCCTGCCGCGCCTCCTCGAACGCTGCACTCGCCCTGGCGTACTCCGGCGTGGTGGCGATCCCCACCAGGTCCCCGATCCGCACAGACGGGAAGTAGACCTGCTTGCGCGGGCGGTTCTCGATCTCGGCCTTGGCCACCTCCCGATCCTTCGGGGACATGGTGGTGTTACGGTCGATCCGGTCCAGGGTGATGCGGACCAGCTCTGCCATATCCTCACGCCAGGCCGAGTACTCCAGCCGCACCGCCGCCTGAGCTTCCGGGCTCAAAGCCTCGAATTGCTTGGCTGTTTCGGACGTCGGATCATACAGCGCGGCCACCCCGGCGTCCTTCGGATCAGGCTTGAACGGCATCTCTTGCCGCTCCACCGCGTCGTCACGCAGGGCGGCCACAGCCGGCATCTCCGCCCGCTTCACCTTGGCGTAGGCGTCAGACACCTCCGACCGCTTGGCGATGATCTCGTTGCGGCGCACGCCTGCCCGCGCGTTCGATTCCCAGTAGCCGCGGATCGGCTCCGCCAGGGCCGGGAACCAGTGCGGGAACTGGCGCACCGCCAAGGTGTTGGCCAGCCCCTTTAAACCTTTGCCGTAGACGTTGGTGACCGCGTCCTTGCCCGCCTGCACACCGTTGTCGACAATCTTGTCCCGGTCGAGCACTCGCGACATCGGCGAGCCGGTCACGTCGCGTACGTCGCCGGCCTGGATCTCCCCGCGCGACAGAGCCCCCATGACGTCCTCGGCCGACTGGAAGCCGCGCCCGCGCAGGGTGTTGCCCAGGGCCTGGAAGAAGCGCTGCACCCCCTGCAGCGCGCGGCCCAGCACGCCGTACTTGGGGGCCTGCCAGTCGCCCTTACGGTAGCGCGAGTACATCTCGGCCACCGCCTCCTCCATCCGCTGAGTGGCGGAGAGGTTCGGATAATTCTGGTTGACCCAGTCCCGAAGCTCCTTGTTGCCCCAGGCCGCATCCTCGAGAGTGCGCCAGTTCTCCGGGGTGAACGCGCCGGAGTTCTTCATCGCGTGCAGCACCTCGTGGTGCATCACGTCCGTCGCCTGCCCGCTGTCGGACCCCATGGCCACCTCGACCAGCTGACGGACGGGATCGAACTGGGCGCGCACCTCCTCGCCGGCCGCGTCGAACACCCGGTCGATCACGTCCACGCCGACATGATGCAGGCCCATACGGTCAAGCTCGGCACGGAACTGCGCCTTGACCTGCTCACGCGCGGCCGGGGTGGCGAAGCCCTCCGTCGTCCCGGCGCGGGCCTTGGGCGCAAGGTTCTCGGCCGCCATGCTGTCCAGCTGGTCGTGCAGCGCCTCGAAGGGCGCGCCATTCTTGATCCCCTTCTGGATCGCACCCGCCTGCTCTGGGCTGATCTGTTTGGCGTCCATCATCTGCCCGGCGCGGGTCCGGGGCGACGGCACGTCCTCGCGTGTCGGCACGCCTTCAGGGACCTTGGCCTGGCCGGGCTCACCTGTTTCACGTGAAACATCAGCAGGTTCAGTCGCTTGTGCTGACATCTTACCACGTGTTCGGCGAGGTGGCGGCTCAGGCGCAAGGGCGGTTTCGGTGGCCGCATTGACCTCCCGCTGCAGCGCCCCCGACTCCGGCGAGGGCCTGCCTTGCTCATCGAACAGGGTGCGGTTCTCGGGACCTGGCGGCGGCTCGGGCTCCCTCCCGGCCGCCGCCTCGCGCCGCTGCTGTTCACCTTCGCGGCGGGCGATGTCAGCTTCACTGTACCTGGACAACTCCAGGGGACGCAAACGGGCTCGCTCGTCAGGCGACAGCTTGGTGTCGAGACCGGCCTTGCGCAGGCGCATCTGCAGGACCTGCTCCGGGTTCTGCACCCGGCCGTCCTGCAGCACCCGCTGCAACATCTCCTCACGCGACTCCGCCGGGGGCGGGGCGCGCTCGGCCTGCATCTGGTCGAAGGCGTGCCGCACGTCCTCATACCGGCCGATGCTCCGCGCCTCCTCCGGGGTGATCGAGGTGTCGTGGCCCGCCCGCCGAAGCTCGGCGATGAACCGTCCGGTCGGGTTGTGGGTCTCGGGGACCAGGACGCTGTGAAGGATGTCGCTGCGCTGCTGGGCGATCTGCTCCCGCGCGGCGGCGGCATGGCGCTCCGTGCCCAGCTGCTGGCGCGCAGCCACCTCGTCCGGGTGCATGGCCGCCAGGTCCGCCGGCAGGGCCGTGACGTTGGCCCCGGCAGGCTTGGCAGGGGCGGCTGGCTCGGCGGGCGGCCGCGACACGGCCTGCTTGAACTCGCCCTCCACCGGGGGCGGTTGGTTGACGTAGGAGTCAACAACATCGTGGGCGGCAGCCATGACGGCGGTACGCGGGTCAACCGTGCGCTTGACCGCATCCTTGACCTGGTCTGGCGGCAGGTGATCGACCATGAACTTGTGGGCGTCGGTCACCTCCTGCACGCCACGACGCACGAGATCCCGCGCGCCTTCAACGTCGCCATTGCGCAGGTGAGTGGCCAGCTGCGACGCGAGCTTGAGGGCGAAAGGCCGGTCACTGCTGCCACCGACACCCCCGGAGATGTCCTTGAAGATCGAACCCACGCTGAAGTCCGGGGACGGCTGAGGCGCGGCGGGCGCGGCGGGCGCGGCCTCCTGAGCCGCCTCAGCGACCGGCGCGCGGGTGACCTCGGCCGCCGCGGGCTTGGGGGTGGTGAAGTAGTCGTCCACCACAGTCTTGGCCGCGTCGACCACCGCCAGCTGACGAGTGGATTCAGGGCCGGAGATCTTGTCGGTCGTCTCGACGTGGTTGGCCGCCTGGTCGAGGAAGGCGTGCGCGCCATCGACATCGTCGGCAGCCAGGTGCTTGGCCACCTGCAGGGCCACCTGGGTGGTGAAGTCGGCGTCGGCGGCCGAGGGCTCGCCCATGCCTTGGGTGGAGTTGCGCAGCTTCACCAAGACGTCGCTGGCCGAGAACGGCGGCTGCTGCGGGCCCGCGCCCAGCTTCGGCTGCTGGTCCGCAGCGGCGGCGTTGATCCGGTCGTAATGCTCCTGCACCGGCTGCAACGAAGCGTACTTGTCGTTGAACCGCTGAAGCGCGTCCTGCGCCTGGTAGAACGCCTGGGTATCCTTGGCGTCGGCCGCCGCTGTCACCTGGCTCTGCAGCTGCTGGCGCACCTGGCGGACGTTGGCCAGAGCGTCCTCCATGTTGTCGGTGGGGCCCAGCTGCAGAAGATCCCGCTGCGCCTGAAACGGAGCCTCGCGCATCGGCAGCGGCGGCCCGACCCGATCCGGCGGCGCGCCGAGGTCCGCGCCTGGGAACATGTTGTCGGATGTCGGGGGCGCAGGCGGCGGAGCCGGGGCCGGCGGGGGTTCAGGACCTGGCGGGGCCTCAGACGCGCCGGGAGCCCGCCCAGAGACGATGTCGCCGCCGATGGTGGGTATCCGCGAATGACCGGAGAACAGGGCCCCGGCGCCCGTCGCAAGGCCGATACGCAGGGGGTCAAAGCTCTGATCAGCCTGGTACTCGCTGTATGCCTCCTGGCCGCCCTGGATGGCCCCGCCAATCGCCGCGCCTACGCCAGACGCCACACGCTGAGCCAATGGCAGGCCCTTGCTCAGGAGGTTGGTGGGCTGCAAGGCAGCAGCCTGAGGAAGCAGTTCGCCAACCATGGACAGGATCGGATGGGCCTGCTCCTCCGCCGCGATCTGCTCGGGGTCCTGGCCAAGCGCATGCCGCACCGTAGGCATCGTGTCGAGCAAAGCGGTCTGCGCCTTATTCGCCGCATACCCGCCGGCCAGAGCGCCGCCGAGGCCAAGCGCCCCACCGATCAAAACGCCAGGCAGACCACCGACAGCCCCTTCCCCAGCGCCCACCAGAGTCGCCCCAAGGGCTCCGCCGAGACCGGCGCCCTCGATCGAACCGGCGATCGGCAACGCCGCGCCAATACCCCGGTGGATAACCGTCTCGAGTCCGCTGGGATCTTGAGGGGTTGGCGTGAAGTCCTGAGGCGCGAGACTGGGCTGCAGCAGCTGCATCCCGCCGCCGTGCTTGTCCCAGTCAAAGCCTTCATAACCAGCCATCAGCCACCGTACGTCACGTCAGGGTTGGGGTTGGTGTAGGCGCTGCCGATCGCGCCGCCAATGTCCGCAGGAGAGATAGCGCCCCAGCCCGACTTGAGTGGGTTCACCGTCACCCCCATTCCGCTGCCCTCGTCCGAAGCCGGCGACGCCTGCAGCGCCCGCTTGCTGTCCTTCGGATGGGCGTGGTCGTAGGCTGCCTTCGCCGCGTCGAACGTCGGCAAGCCCTGGGTCGCGCCAGCCGGCACATAGGTCACCGCGGGCTTGCCGGTCTTGGGATCGACGCCCCATTGCGGGGTGACCTTGTTCGACTTGACGTAGGGGTCAGACATCATGGTGTGGTTACCGGCCACAGGCGCAGGCACCCACATCGGGGTGGCGTCACGGCCGGTCCCCACCATCACCCGCTGGTCCTGGGCGTTGGTGTTCGGGTCGATCCGCGACTGACCATCAGGCGAGTACTGCATGGGCAATGGGCCCTGTCCCGACGCGGCGCGGATCTGGGCCATGCCCTCGTTGTAGGCCGGGGAGCCCACCGAGTTGGTGAAGATCTTGTTCCGGGCATCCTGCATCTGCTGCAGGCCCTGGATCTCCACCCGGTTACGGTTGATCGAGGACTGCGCCAGGGCGGCCTCCGTGGCGGCGCGCTGGCGATCAATCCCCACCATACTTGTCTGATACGCCCCCTGCTGTCGGGTCGCCTGTTCCTGGTTAGCGGCCTGGCGGTTGCCCAGGGTGATCATCTCGTGCTGGTACGTCTGCTGCGCGGTCTGCTGGCGGAACTGCAGGGCCGTAGCCGGGTCCTTCATGGAGGCGAGGAAGCCCATGACATCCGGCAGCCCGTTCGGGTTGCTGGACGGATCAGTCGCGAACATGTGGGTGCCGATGGTCTGGCCCGTCCGGTTGTCGACCGTGTCGACCCGCATGGTCCCCTGGTCGTCCACACTGGTCTTGAAGGTCGCCCCGGTGTTGGAGAACTCCTTGTTGATCGCCTTAGTCACGCCCTGCCAGTCGCCGTTGAAAGCCGCCGTGCTGGCGTCTTTCCAAGTCTTTTCGTAGCGCGCCTGGTTCTGCATCTGGTCAAGCTGCAGGTCCGTCATCTTCTTCTGGGTCACGTACTGCATCAGAGGAACGGCCTTGTCCTCCATCCCGGCCGCCATGTAGGCGGCAGCCCGCGCGTTCAGCTGATCGTCCGCCGTCGCCGCTCGAGTCTGGTTCGTGTACATGATCCCGCTCGGCGTCTGGTACGCCAGCCACCGCCCTGGCGTGTCTGTCGACGGGGCCGGGGCCGCTGCAGGAGGCGGAGGCGGCGGGGTGGTCGGGTTGGCTTCGGCCGCGCCAGCCGGGATCGCCGTCTGGGGCGCAGGGACATCTGCAGGCGCAGGCGCAGGGACATCTGCAGGCGCAGGCGCAGGGGCGGCTGCAGCCGGGGCGGGCGCTCCCGCACCAGCTGGGATCGCCGTGGCCCCTGGCGCGGCTCCTGAGCCCACTGCGTGGCCCTGCAGGAAAGTGTTGAGCTTATCCAGCCCTTGCCCTTCCTGGGCGGTCAACTGCGCGGGGTCCACATCCATCGCCTTGGCGGCGTCGGCCGCGGTCATGCCCTGGGCCGTGCCGTCCGGGAGCAGGTCTCCGATCTTGGGGATCGGCGCGTTCTGCGCCTGGCGCTGACGGGCCCGCTGTTCGTTTTCCCAATCGGCCTCATCCTGGGCCCGCTGGTCTGCACGCTGCTTGCGGTAGCTATCCGCCGCCGCGCCGAGTGCTGTTCCCCACATGAAAGCCATGGCTGTGCGCCTCCGTTACCAGCCGTCACCCTATGGCGCGAAGCCGCCAAAACCGGTGAGCTTCGCGCCGACGCCCAGGGCAGTGCCCAAGAAGTTGCCGAGGCCCGACGCCTCCTGCGCCTGAGCGTCCATGTACGCCTTCTGCAAGGCGGTGTTCGACTGGATGCTCTGGCCGCCGAGGTTCGACCAGGCGTTCAGGGTGTTGCCGTAGCCCTGCAGCGCCGTGGTGTAACCCGACATCGGCACACTCGAACCGGAGATCGCGCCGCTGAGCCCAACCGATCCCGCAGTCGACATACCGCTCGACGCACCCGATCCGACCTGGCCGGTGCTGGCCGCCCCTGACGTCTCCGCTCCCGACGCACCAGACGCCCCGGCCCCGGCCTGCAGCGCCTGCGAGGAGATCCCTTGCGCCAGCTGGGCCGCGTTCTGACTGACGCTGAGGCCCATGGCCTGGGCCGCCTGGCGGGCGCGGGTCGAGGCGGCGGCCTCCTGGGCAGCCTCAGTGATGCCGCTGTCAGACATCATCTGCATGGCGGCCGGCGACGTCGGGTCGATCCCCGCCGCAGCCATGGACCGCTGCAGGGCGCCCTGCTGGGTCTGGTAGGCCGTGCGCTGATCGCCGAGGGCGGCAGCCGCCTGCTGCTCCTGGTAGGCGGGCACGCTGAACGCTCCCGCCTGCTGGTAGAAGTTGGTGACCGCCGGCAGGCCGTACTGATTGTACAGGTCCTGCTGTTGCTGCTGCTGCGCCTGGTCAGCGGCGAAGATCGTGTCCTGCTGCGTCTGCTGGTGCTGCATCTGCGCAAGCTCAGCATCGACAATCTGCTTCTGCTGCGCCGCCGCGTCGGTCGACAACTGTTGTTGCTGCTGAAGCGCCGGGGTGACGTACTGCTGGTAGTAGTTCTGGGTCCACTGCTGGGCCTGAGCCGCCGTCTGGGCCTCCTGCATAGCCGCAGCCCCGATCTGAGGATCGTACTGGTTGACGACAGGCGTGGGGGCCGAAGCGCCCTTGCACGTATGCCGTTCGCGCTGCACGCCGAGGCTACGCATAACGGCAATCCTCCCTGAACATCCTATAGATCATCAACCCGCCCCCTGAGAGAGACGCCCTCGGAAGGGTACACTCATGGACGAAACCTAGGTGCTCACAGAATTTGCTCGACGCCGAATTGTTAGCATCCACCATAGCAGAGATACGCTCAACGCCCATCTGGTGGAAGGGATAGATCATCGACCAGCGAAGCGCAGCCCGCGTCAGCCATGGCGTGCCCGGCGAGCCCGCCACCTGCATCCAAACGTTGTGACCGTTGAAACCATCGTATAGGACCGCAGCGACGATCTCGCCGTGCTTGCTGAGGCACAGCCCGGTCTGTCCCTCGTAGACCAGCGGCTGGTAGAATTTCGAGCAATACTGACGGGCCGCCTCGACATCCACGCCAACCTCAAAGCCTTCAGGGGCCATCAGAAGTTGATCCTCGTGATGATCTCATTGACCTTGTTGATCACGTCGGTCAGCGAGGCTGTGGACGCCAGCGGCTGGATCGCGCCGCCGCGCACTCCGGTGATCAGGTCGATGTTGTCCTTGGCGGCCTGAAGGAACTCCGCCAGGTTCACCTTGCCGGCGCTCATCGGCACCGTAGGCATCGCGGTCTTATTGCGCTGACCCGCCAATTTCCGACAGAAGCTCCTGCACCGTAGTGGCCACAGCCACCGACCGGACGTCGATGGTGCCCACCAGCTGGATCTCGATCGCCCGCGACTTGAACGGCGACAGCCGCACCACGTCGGACGAGTAAAGGGAAGACTGCGACACCTGCAGCCCGTCGCCGAAGATGATCACCTGGACGTAGCCGGTGCCCGGCGAAAGCAGCAAGCTGCCGTTCGCCTCGAACTGGTTGGGCGTCATACTGTTGACGTAGCCCAGGATGTCCCCCGCCATCAGCCCGTTGTTGATCGACACGATGTCCTGCAGCGGAATGTTCTGGCCGAAATTGGCGTCCACCTGCAGGGCGCTGAAAGTGGCGGCGCGCGGCATCATGAAGCGCTTGGACTTCCAGGCGTAGGTAACCGCCAGGCCGCCAGGCGGGTCCTGCTGATAGATGCAGTTGTCCGCGGCGTCGACATAGAAAAAGGCCGCCGTGTAGCTGTCCACAAAGATCGCCGTGGGAGCCCACTTCAAGTAGGACAACGCCGGCCGATCGCTGCGGTCGATGATGATGGTCGTGGAGTCGATCACCACCGACGGGAAGCCGCCGAAGTACTTCCCGTCGTAGATCGCAGAGATCATGTTGGCGGGCCCGATCGCCTGCCACTCGTCGCGCCGGAACAGGCTCTCGGTGACGATCGCACGCACCTCATCAGAGATGTTCACCAGGCCGTTAGGGCTGGCGTAGGTCACCCCGTACTCGTCGGTGACGATCGTACGCTTAGACACGCACGGCTCCATCAGCGGCACCTTGGACTCGGTCATGGCGCCGGGGTACGGGCCGACGATGACGTAGGGCTCCCGCGCCGTGCAGACCACCACGGACGTCCCGTAGACGGCGATCCCGATGATGGCGCGGGGGATGCTGATCGCGTAAGCCAGCGGCCAGGCGTGAGGCTTGTAGACCTCGGAGAAGTAAACCGTGTTGCCCGCGAAGCCGGCGAGCGCGCCGGAAGGCAGCGACACCAGACCCGCCAAGTTCGCCGGGGGCGGGATCTGCCCGATGGTCGTGAGATTCGGACCCAGCTGCGCCGCCGTCAGGGCGTCCACATAAGAGCTTGTCGAGGACGTGATCGACGCCACGTAGGCATAACTAGTCGAGGTAGCCCCGACCACAGAGCGGTAGATGTTGATCTGCGTGATGTTCTGGTTGGCGGTCGGAGGCGCGACGAACCCGCTCACGGTCACCGTCTGCCCTGTCTGCACCGCCACCATGACACTGGCCGGCGACGGGGCGCTCTCCTCCTGCATCGAGCCGAACTGGTTGACGTAGGTATAGACGTAAACCCGGTCCTCAGCTGTGCCTGTGCCTGTGCCCCCCACTGCGACCGTGGGGGCCGCGGTGGGGGCAGGCACGCCCATATTCAACCAGTTGGCAGGGTACGGGCCGCCGCCGCTGGACCCCGACACCCAGTTAGTCTTCTTCGGCGCCCCGTCGCCTGTGTAGTAGTAACGAAAGTCGGTCGTGTCTTGCAGGGGACCTGCACACACGTCCACGTCCGTCGCCCACGTCGCCCACACACTCGCCCCCGCCGGCCCCATCATCCGGTAGAGCGTCTTGGTGTTCGGCGTCGGCGACTGCTGGACAAGTTCAGGAGCCCGCCAATGGCGAAGCTCCTGAGAGTACAACTTGACGTTCTGGGCCTCCTGCGCCTGGTTTGTCCCCAACATTGTCGGGGACGTTCGGGGCGAGAGGCCGTCGAAGCCGGAGATCCGAAGCGACGGCATCCGTCAACATCCTACCGGTTATGCTTGTCCTTCGACTTGGACTCAGGTTCCGGGTCGTGACCGTAGTGAGGCTGATCCATCGCCTGGTTGCTCGCGTTCGGATCGGCCGGCTTCGCCTGATCGGCTTGCGCCTTGGCCGCCGCGTCAGCCTTGTCCTGCGCCGCCTTAGCCGCCGCGTCAGCCGCCTGCGCTTTGGCGTCCGCGTCCTTGGCCGCCGCATCAGCCGCCTGCGCCTTGGCCTCGGCCGCCTTGACTTCGTTGGCCGCCATCAAGCCGCCCACAGTGCCGTCGATCCGGTCGATCTGCGACCCTTGGTCCTGCGTCGGATCAGCCTCCTGAACGCCAGGGGCGCCCGGCATGTTCTCCGGGTGGGTCATGTACATAACGCCATCCTCCAGCCGGCCAACCTCCTTGTGGTTGACGTAGAGCACGCCGCCCACCAGTTCGCCCTGAGGCGCGTCCTTCACATCGCCCGAGTGCATAGCCGTGTTCGGGTCCGGGGGCGGCGCGTTGGGGTCCTTCGGCGGGTTCTTGGGTTGCACCATCGACTCCCAGTTCGGGACCGTCTTCAGGCTGTTGTCGTCTTTCAGCGCAGTAGTCATGACCGTCTCCTCAGGTCTTCACCAGATAAGCTAGAGCGTAATACGGCGGCAGGTTGGTGTTCTGCGTTGCACCGTGAGTGTGGACGCCGTCACCGCCACTCGCGTTGATCGTGATGCTGGTGTAGGCGCCATCCAGCCACATGCCAGTACCGGCCCCATTGATGCTGACACTGGTCAAAACCGCAGCGGTCTGTGTGATCCCGGTCGTGTTCGCGAAGGTCACCCCGTTGTTGATCTGCAACGTGTTGGCAGGCGTACCGACGAAAGCGTGGCCGGTCGCGGACGGACCCAGGTTGTCGACCACCGAGTTCAGGGTGTGCGCATGCCCTGGATCTGAGATGGAGTGGTAGTGGCCCGGATCAGTGACGCCGTGCACGTGGCCAGGGTCGTGCAGGCCGTGGCCATGTCCAGGGTCAGAGACGCTGTGCGCATGGCTCGGCATCTCGGACGGCGTCAGCTGGTGCCCCTGCACCGTGATGGTGGCGACGGCCACGCCGCCCTGGGCGGCCATACCGTAGGCGTTGCCAGCGCCCACAATGAACTTGTCGAGAAGGTTGGGCAGGTTGAACGTAGTCGATCCGTCGCCCGCGCCGTGGGCCGTCCCGATCGCCGCGAACAGGGCGGCATAGGTGGTCCTCGAGACTGCCGCACCGTTGGCCAGAAGCCAGCCCACCGGAATGCTGGCGATCGGCACGCTGGTCATCTTGATGTCGCCAGGCATGAAGAAGCGAGTGTCGTTGCCGGGAGCCACCTGGCCCGCGCCAGAACCGATGTCGCCGGTCTGCAGGTAGTTCATCAGAGCCGCCGCGGTGATCCGGTTAGCGACCTTGGCCGAGGCGGCAAACGCCGAAGGCGCCGTGCCTTCCTGCCCCCGCACAACCGTCAGGGTGTCCCCGGCCCGCGCGTTGCAGCGCATCACCTCCATGTTGGTGCCGTCAGTGACGGTGACGAAGAACCAGTCGCCGGCGGCTGGGTTGGGAAACAGGGCCCCCTGCCCCGAGTTCACAACCAGCGATGTGGAGCCCACCGCCAGCGCAGCCGACAAGAGAGCGGTAGCGTTGTTGGTGAAAAGGCAGTGACCCATTCGACCCACTCTCTGTTAGCAGTCACACGTTAAGGTTGGCCCGGCGTCGTGTCGAGACCCCACAGTGGACCTTGGTCCGTATCGTCCCTGTACTCGCCCACCACCAAGCTCTCATCGGGTTGGTCGCGGATGTACAGGACGTCGATCAAACTGTCGTAACGGATGAAGTGCGCCACCGAGGTCTCAACCGCCGTCAAGACCTCCGCCACCTGGGCGACGTCGCTGACGCGCGCCGTGGCCTGATCGGTCAGGGTCAGATGGTCCGAAACCAGCTGGCCGGCGATGTGGATGGCAGTCGACTGATCCACCACCGCCAAAGCGTCCGAGACCTGGCGCACGAAGGCCGCCGTACGCGTCGACTGATCGACCAGCGTCAAGCTCTCGAATACTGCGTCGTCAGCCGGCGTCGCGGCGATCGGGCTGTCGGCAATGGCATAGACGCCAAGCGTCATGATCAAAGCTCCGCTTCGGCCGTCCAGTGCACCCCGTAGCGATGTCCCGCGACCGCCGATGACCCGGTAAGCTGAATGTGGCCGGAGCCCTGCCCCAAGCCGGTGGTTGTTCCCGCCCCGGCGATATCGGCCCCGGCGTCGATATCGCGATAAGCGTTGCTCGCCCCGGTGGTCGAATAGGCGACAAGGGTTGGCGCGGCCCGCATCGTCGCCGGGAACCGGATTGTCGGAAACAGTTGAAACGCGGTCGTCGCCTGAGCCACAAACTCCGTCGCCCCCGCTTCCGTCGAAGCCCCCGGCGCGGTCGCCGTGTCATAGGATTTCGCATAGTACCGCTGGCACAGGGCCAGTTCGATCGCGTAGAGGCGCCGCTCGAAAGCCGAAGCTACGGACCCCAGCTCAGCCTGCACGCCGGTCAGGTAGAAGGTCGCGCCGTTGGTCGCGATCAGATTCACCGAGCCGGTCACGCCGACATAGCCCGACGCCGCCCAGGCGCCCGCCGGACCCAGGTTGGTCGGGCCGGTTCCGAGGTTGATGTTGAGTTGCAGGCCCGCCGTATTGTCGCTCGCCCAGGTCCCGGCTGTATCGCCGGGGATGGTGACAGCGACCGCCGTTGGCGTGTTGGCCGCCGCAATGTTGAAGGTGAACGGATAGCTCCGGTTTGAAGGCCCGTTGCGGATGGCGCCGCTGAACGTCCCGGTCAGCGACGAATAGGCCAGGAACGACACGGTGAGCGGCTTGGCGTTCGCCGTCCCCCACAACAGGTCAACGACGTTCACGCCCTCAACCGATTGGGAGATGATGGTGGCGTCCGTCCCCGCCGGGGCATAGGCGCTCAGGCTCGTCGCCAGCAGGGCGTAATTGAACCCCATCGCCGCAAGGGCGGCAGGCGAGGCCGCCCGAGCGCCGGACACCTTCCCGGCCAACGAGGCGTAAATCACCCAACGGTCAAGAATATAGGTCGTGCTGCTCGCGTTGATGGTCGCCCCGGCGTGGCGCTGGTCGATGCGCATGTCGCCGTTGATGATGCGGTTGCGCCAGGGATATGCCTGCGGCAGGGCAGCCGTGACGTCAGCCGACGTCAGGAAGCTCGACGCCTCGGCCGCCGCCAGGGTCACGGTGACGACGCCGGTTCCGTCCAGGTTCAGGAGCGAACCGGTCGATGACGCCCTCAGGGTGCGCGAGAAGCTGCTACCGCTGGCGCCCCAGACCCCTGTCGAGATCTCCCATTCGCCGTTGCTCTTGGTGATCAACAGCGCCACCTGGGCGCCATCCGGGATCGCGGCCTGGGCCGGCGTCCGATAGCCGCTGAGCGCAGCCCCGGCGATCACCGCGCCGGTCCCTAGCGAGCCGGTGAAGATCTTCACCCGGTCATAGAACGGGATCGTCATCGGGCGCTCCCTACAACGACATCTGGTAGCTGACGGTCAGGGTGTCGCCGCTGTCACAGACCTTGTTGCCGCCCGCAAAGGCGCCGCAACTGAGCATGGTGCCTGTCGCCGAGGGCTTAGCGGAAGCCGTCCCGAGGAAGCACCCGGCCAGGGTCTGGGCGTTGACGTTGATCGAGAACACGCAGCCCGCCGACGTCGCCTTCGCCCCGGCGGCGGCAGCCGCCCAAGTAAGCGGCGGTAGAGTAGCCTGGGAATAGTGGGTGTTCTCGGTCCAGCCAGGATGCGAAGCCGGGGTGTCGGTCGCGGCGAAAGTGGGCGCGGTCGCGCCGTCGACCAGGCCCATGTAGAAGGCCGCGGTGTAGGCCGACCCCGCCAGCGCCTGGTCGAGCACCAGGTTCTTGCCCAGGGTCGTCACCAGGTTCTCGATGACATCGGTCCACTTCAGTTCGCCGTCAGGGCTCCGACACTCGACCAGGTAACGGCCATGGATCTCCAGGACCTCAAGACCGCCTCCTCCCCGGCTCACCGCCGCCGAGGCGGCATCACGTGCAGACATGTTGTCGTTCATGGCGTCGTCCTCAGATGAACCTCGGGATCTGGACGGTGATGCCGACGCGGCCATAGGCCCGGTTCACTTCGGCCCTCGCGTCATCGACACCAGAGTTGAACATCGCCCGCGCCACCTGCATGGCCTGGGGATTGGAGTAGGGCGTCGCAAACTGTGAATAGAGGCGCGCCAAGGCCCCCTGGGCGACCGTTTCGGCAAACTGCTCATAGACGGCCTGGAACACCTGCGTGCTGTCCCTGGACGGCTTCAGGGCGACCACCAGGCTCAGGAACATGGTGGGGTCCACGTCGGCGTTAGGAACCGGATTGATGCGCACGCTGTCCTGGCTCATCTGGGTGACGGCCGAAGGCTGGTTGGCCTGGATCGAGCGCCAGTCCACCAGCGAGTCGTTGGCCAGGTCGTCGGAGGTGCGGATGAACAGCTGCCGGCCGGCGTAAAACGCCTGCAGCAGGCATGCCAGGTCCGTGCCTGCCGGCGCCGGCACGACATAGTCGGCCTGGTCGATCACCAGGGGGATGTTGTCGGTCTCGTACTTCCACCAGCTGGACCGCTCACAGAACTCGATCGCCGCGTTCTTGATCGCCTGGATGGCGACAGGCTCGGCGCAGGCGCGGGCCCAGGGCATCACCTCCGGGAGGAACATGTCGTAGTCGACCATGGCAGGGACGGTCATTTCGCGGCTCCCTGCACCTGAAGGTTCGGCGGCACGCTCTGCTGGTTCGGGCTGTTCTCCAGCACCTTGGACGTCTGCACGCCCATGAACTGGGTGAACGACTGCAGGAAGTTGCCAGCCACGCCGAGGCCGCCGGCATAATCGGCGTCCTTGGAGTGGGCCCGGAACAGCACAAAGTCGATCACCGGAGTCTTGTAGATGTCGCGCACCGCCAGGTTCTGATTGGCCTGGGTCGGGTCCAGGTGCGGCGGAATCTGGCTGTAGAGCACGTCCACGTACCCGTTCCCGGTGTTGGGCGGGTAGACGTAGAAGGCCGTCTCGGACGGGTCGTAGATGTAGGACGTGGCGATGTCAGATGGCGGATCGGTGTGCCAGTCGGGGTTGAAGGCGTCCAGCTGCTCACGCATGGCCAGGCGGATCGCCCGGCCGGGGTGCTCGCCGGTCACGTCGCAGTTGCGGATGACGGTCAGCAGCTGGTGGACGTTGGTGGCCATCACCTGGCGGCTGCCCATCTGCAGGGGCAGCACGTAGCGCCTGGCTGTCGAGGCCGGGTAGATGGCCATCACGGAACGCTCAGCGTCCATAATGTAGTCACACAGTTCGTCATCCGACCAACGGGGCGCAGGGCCTGTGTCGATCAGGAGGTTACGCACTTCATTCAGCACGTCAGTGACCGCAACGGTCATGGTCTCCCCTCGGAAAAGCAGCCCCCCGCTCGTAAGGCAGGGGGCCGAGTTGGAGGGTTCCCTAGTTGATCAGCGCCAGAGCCGCGCCCTCGGGCTTGATGGTCTGGCGTCCGTAGATGTTGAGCCCGCGAACCAGCCGGCCGAAGTCGGTGGGGTTCGGCAGTTCTTCCATCTTGGTCATCTGGGCGGCAAAGGTGATCGCCGACTTGTGGCCCGCGATGATCGCCGTCCGCTTGGCGGTGCCGGCAGCCGCGTTGCCCAGGAAGTCCTGGCCAGCGGCAGCCTGCGGCAACTGGTTCGAGACGTAGATCGTGAAGCGGTCGATCGTCCCAATCTTGCCGTTGCGCAGGATGGACTGGCTGTCGCCGGTCACGTACGCCTGCGCCAGGGGCGAAGACATCAGCCATTGACGGAAGTAGGGCGAGATCACCAGGTGGCGGTCGGTGTCAGGCACGTTCTGCTCATCGAGCACGGACGACAACATGGTCACCAGGGGGATCACGTTGGCCGCCGTCAGGGTGACCGGCGCAGTGTCAGTGCCGAGGTTGTACGACCCTGAGATGATCCCAGCGGTGGCGCCCTTGTTGGGCGCCGCGGCGTTATTGAACTGGCTCAGCATCACGTCCCGGTCGATGGCGATGCCCATCTGCTTGCCGGCGTCGTCCGAGAAGGTCGACATCAGATTCGGCTTGGCCTGGTACTCCAGCACGTCGTTGACCTGGAAGCTGAAGTACTTACCCTGGTCGATGTTGAGATCGACAGTCGAGGGCGTCGGCACCTGATAGGTCAGGTTCATGCCGACTGTGTAGTTCTGGATCAGAACAGTCGGGATGTTGTTGATGCGGATGGTGTCACCCATCGACTTGATCTCGCCCTCGTAGTTCGTATTGGCGATCTCGCCGAACACGGTGGCGGTGTAGAACTTCACGTTCAGCTTGCCGCTCCAGAGGGCGGGGATGAATGTCCCCGAATAGGCGGGCGTGGTGTTGAACGGGGCTTGGACGGCGATGGCCATTGTGGCGGCTCCATGTGCTAACGGAGAGCCGCCAATGGGGGTCGTGTGAGTGCTACCTCACTCTGCCAGTGGCCACGGCGGCGTCGATCTCTGCTTCGATCCGGGCCGCGTCGGCGATGGCGTACTTGCCCTTGGTCACGTCTGCATAGAAGGCGTCGATCTCATGGTGGGACCAGACCTTCGCATCAGGTTCGTTGACCCTGGGCGCGGACGACCGCGACGTGCTCGGGCTTGCGTGGGCCGCCAACGGATCGGGCCGTTGAGGAGCGGATGACGGCGAGGGCGTGAGGCTGTCCTTCCACGAGTTGAACAGGAGCGCGGTGCGGTCGGCGTCGAACTGCACGAAGGCGCTGGTCAGGTACGACTGACGACGGACACCCGAAGCCGGGTCGACTATCGCCAGCCAGTCCATGAAGCGCTGGTCTGCGTTCACTGCCTCCCAGTCAGGGACCAGCTGCGCAAGGCGCTGCAGGTATCCCTGGCGACGCTGCTCCTCCTGCCCTGTCGAGACCCCCTTCAACTTGTCGGCGGTTTCGCCAACCTGCTTCTTCAGGGCCTCATTCTCCTCCCTCAGTCCCTTGGTCGCTTCGGCCGCAATGTGTGTGGCCTGGCGCTGGATGAGGTCGATGATCTCAGGGCCGAACTCAGCCTTGTCCTTGTCAGAGATCGGTAGGGGGGTCGGGGGCTCAGGGGGCGCAGGAGGCGTAGGACGCTCCTGCAGCATCTGATTGGCGTGAGCCAGCTGCCCTTCGAGTACCGCAATCCGCTCAGCGTTCTTCGCGTTGTCGACCCGATGGGCGCCTTGGGCGCTCCGATACCGCTGCTCCCAGGTCGCCTGGTCCTCTGGGGCCGGCGGCGCAGGAGGCGCAGGCGGCGGGGGAGGTTCGGGCGGGGCTGGGGGAGTTACCTGCGGCGGGGCTGGAGGCGCTGGCTCCGGGGGTGACGCCGGAGGAGTGTCAGGGGCGGGCCCCTGCATCTCCTGCACAATCGCATCCGCCTGGTCGGCCTGCTCCTGGACCTGCCGGGGTATACTCATACGATCTCTCCGCTACGTCACAGGCGCTCGTCAGAAGACGTCGGCGCTGCGGCGTGCCGTAAGTGGGCCACTTGTGGGCCGCTGCTCCCGGTCGCTGGTGAACAACTCCAGAAGCTCAGTCACCGTCTGGGCTCGCCCCTGCAGCCATCGGATCGCGGTGTCATCGACCTCGCGCACCATCCGGTCCTGCAGAGCCGTCAGCTCCTCCGTCAAGAGATTACATAGGGTCTTCCAGGCCGGCGCGCCCCTAAGCGAACGGATCGCTTCGACGTGCGCCTGAGTGGCAGACCTGAGCATCTGTGACGACCTTGCGCTAACCTGCTAACACAGTCAAGCGACCTTGGGCGGCGTGAAATGGTCCGAGACCGGCGCGCCGTTCTGCAGCTGCTCCGGCGGCGGGTGCATGCGCCGGGCGATCGGCGCGTGCGGCGCTGCGGCCACGGCATGCGCCGGCTGCATTGGGAGGGGGGTCGGAGCTTCCCCCGGCCCCCCTCCTCCCGGTGTGGGAGCCGCACCAGGCGCTCCCCCTCCAGGCGCCCCTTGAGCCGTAGCTGCAGCCTGCATCGCGGCCTGCATCGCGGCCTGGGCCGCAAGCTTCGCATCCAGGACTTCCTCCGGCGGAACGATGTCGTTGACGTCCATGCCGAGATCCTTGGCGGTCTCGCGCAGGATAGCGGCGCGTCCCTTGATGCCGACGATCTGCATGTCGATCGGGTTGGCGGTGGCCTGCAGGAACTCGTTGCGACGCACCTGCACGGCCTCCTTCGCCATCAGGCCCTCGGCCCCTCGGGCGACCACGTTGACGTCGCCCTTCAGCGCCGGGTCCGTCGCGAACAACATGTTGTGGGTGTAGAGGCGTTCAAGCAACGGGGTCATGATGTTGCTGTCGATCGAGGTGATCACCTGCTTGATCGCCTTGCCGGCGTTGTTGATCAACATCGACAGACCGGACGCCGTGCGCCCCGCTCCACCTGTGGACTGACCCGACATGTACCGGGGTATCCCGGAGTAGTCGTCCGCCAGCTGGGTGAACTGGTTGAACACCGCCAGAAGCTCCTGGACGTTGCTCGACGGCTGGAAGAACGAGATCGGCGGCACCGCGCCAGGCGACGGGCCCGCCAGCGGGTCGTCCTTCACCTGCCAGATACGCCAGGGGCGAACCGTGGTGACCTCCTCGCCGGCCGCAAGCCTTGACACGTTGACGGTGACTTGCGGCCCGGAAGCCACAGCCATGTTGTTGACCAGGGCGCGCGCCGTGGCGTTGCACACCTGCTGGCAGTCGCGCACCAGGTCGCAGACGCTCGACCCCCACCAGTTACCGGGGATCTCCTCATAGCTGTCCTTGTAGTAGGGCTTGCGGTTCAAAGGGTCATAGTTGAGCACCGCCTTGATCACCCAATTGCCGATCAGCCAGACCTCCACGTGATACTCGAGGGTGGGGTCTGGAACCTGGGCCTTGTGCATGCCCCAGTCGATCAGCCACTGGCCCTGGACTGAGCCCCAGAACTGCAGGGCGTCGATGTTGCCCTCGCTGTTGTTGAGCATGCCGATGGTCGACTTCCCCTCGGCGTCGTACATCTCGGCCAGGCCCTGCCACCACTCGCGCAGGCCGCCGTGACTGTACTGGTCGAGCACCATGCGGATCGAGGCGTCGTCATAACCCTCGACCCCGATCATGGCGTTCAGGTCCTCGCGGCTGAGGGTGTGCCGCTCGATCAGGTAGCCGTTGTCCACCGTGGTTGCAGACGGGGCCGGATAGATGCAGAACGGGTCCACCCGCTCCCACTCCATCCGTAACTCCATGCTGACGTTGGGCTGAAAGCCGCCCTTACCGTCAGGTTGCCACTTCAGCACCGGCTTCTTGTACAGCACCGGGCCCTTGAGGATGGCGGCCGGGAAGGTGGTGAGGTCGTCAATGAACTCGCTCATCGCCTTGGGGAACCCGCCCTCGACCAGCTGGTCCTCCATCAGGTCGGCCATGCGGTGGGCGGCGTCCTGGCCCTCCTCGACAAGCTCGGCCATGGCGGCGTCGTGCAGGGTCTCCATGACCGCGACGTCCTGGCCTGGCTGCATCTGCTGCATAGGCGCGCCACCCTGGATCTGCGCCAGGATCTCCTGCTTGACCCGCTCCACGATCTTCTGGGCAAAGTCGGGCGGCAGATCAGGGACTGGCGTCGGATCAACCGTCCAGGGGCGCTGGTCCCCCTGCCCGATCATGATGTCCTTGATCCACGACGCGGCGGCGCGGCACTTCACGCTGGTCAGATTGGCGAAGATCTCAGAACCGCCCTGATCCCGGATGGCCATCAACCTGGCGCTGTCATAGACGCCCCGGCGCGTCCTGACGCTATCGAGCATGCGCGGCTCGATGAACTGGCGTTTTGCCAGCAGGGCATCCGCAAAACATCTCCTGACATGTCCAGCCAAGGCGGTGGTCAGCGGCTGGGCCTGCACCATGTCGGCCTTGCGCTGCTCCTCCTCCATGACCACGCGGAGAGGTGTGGCGGAAACGGCTCCCAGGCTCACCGGGCGGGCGGGTCCGACCAGGCCAGGGCCTGGCGGTGGCGCAGGTCCCTGCGGCGAGGGGATGCCAGTGGTGGCCGGCGGCGTATAGGCGACAGGCTGCGGATCGGTCCCTGTCGGCCCTGGAAGGCTGAACCTGTTCGGATCAAGCGGAGGCATCAGCCGCGGCGTGTCGGGTTGATGGTGACCGGGCCAGTCGGCCCACGCGGGAGCGGCGGGGGCTTAGGTGGGCGGTTAAGTTTGGGGACGGTCGGCGTGTGACCGCCGAAGCTGCTGGTCGGCTTCCTGCCCGCCATCACAAGTCTCCCGGAAGGGTCGATGTGTTAGCACGAACATGCTCCGAAGCCCCGGTCATGTCCATCCCAGGACTGAGGCGTGCTTCACCTCCCGACGCTGCACGTCGAGCCCGGACGAACCGAAGGTGCGCCCGCCGTCTGCGTGCAGGCACAGGTACTGCAGGGCGTCGGCCACGTGGCTGTAGCTGTTCTTCTCCGGCTGGTCCTCGGCCTCCCCGGACTTCTTCAGCTTGTAGCGGTAGCCCCCGCGCAGGGCCCGGATCAGCTGGATACAGCCAGGGTCGATCAGCAGGGCCGGCTTCCCATCCACGAACCGCCCCAGGTACGCCTCCACGGCGGCCAGGCGCGAAGTGACGTTGTTGGTGCGGGCCGGGGTCACCGAGAACCGCAACGCGCGCAGGATCTCGTACACCGTGCGCTCGTCAGTCTGGGCCCGCTGGGCGCCCGCCGGGTCGCCGACGATCAGGCTGGCCACCCCTGGGAACCTCGTCGCCAGGAGCGGCTTCAGTCTCTCCTGCGCAAAGCGCAACGCCCCCATGTCGGTGGACGTCAACTCCGCCAGGATCAGCAGCCGCCCCCAGGGGTCGATCTGCCCGACCACAGCGGCCGGCGTCAGGCCGAAGTCGAGGCCGATGATCAGGGGATAGCTCGGATCTCTGATGTGCCGGATCTGCTCGCCCGCCACGTACTTGTCGGACCTGAAGGTGGAGAACACCGGCTTACCCGCCAGGCTCTCGCCGAACTGGCCGTGGATGTAGACGTTGATCCAGGCGTCCGACTTCCCCGCCATCAGGTCCTCGTAGTAGTTCGAGGGCAGGTGCTTGATCCAATCTGCCTCGGCGCTGAGGCCGCTGGGCTGGTGGTAGACGTGGGCGGTGGCCGGCGGCGCGCCCATGAACTCCTCCAGCCAGGTGTCGCGATCGGGCGGGTTTGTGGACCCGAACAGGTGCTTGTTGGGCAGGCCGGCGTCGGTCACGCAGCCCTGGATCGGGTTCCCCTTCTCATCGAGCCCCCAATTGTGCCGGTGCGGCACCATCAGCCCGTCCGGGTAGCGCCCCAGGCGGCCCTGCAGGGCCTCGAAGATGTCCTTCGAGATCTCCCGGCACTCGTCCATGAACCCGAACGACGCCTGCATGGACAGGAGACGGCGCACGTCGTTGGCGTCGTCCAGCCCGCGGAACAGCACCTCGCACTCGACGTCGCCGAACCTGAGGATGAAGCGCTTGTCGGTCTTGGCGAAGCTGCCCGCCACGCCATCGGGGAACCACTTCAGGAAGTCGGGGATGGTGGAGTCGGACAGCATCTGCGCGGTGTTGCGCACCACGACGCACCGACTTCGCCTGACACCATCCCGGCAAGCCGCCATGCGGGCCGCGTGGTAGGCGATCTTCATGATCGACCCGGTGGTCTTGCCTGAGCCCAGCGGGCCCTTGAGCAGGGCGATGAAGCTGTCGTCCACCAGGTAGGGCGCCACAGAGGCCGGGGGCGTGTAGGACACCATGCTCATGGCTGCGCCCTGACAAGGGGCGGCCCCGCCTGAAGCCGGGGTGGGGATCGAGGCAGGGCCGCGCTTACCATCGGCGAAACAGACCGGGCCGGCTGCACGGCTGGGCTGGTTGCTGTGAGCACGCAGGGGTCCTTGGGCTCGGCAAGTGCGTTAACACTAACCCGGCGGATCGGCGCGGACAAGTACGGACGGCTCCAGACAGAGGTCTGGGAGCAACGGGAACCGGTTCGGCACGTAGTCGGGCGTGAACTCCAGCGGATCGAACACGAAGGTCTCGGTCGGGAGGGCCAGGGCCGCAGGGGTGTCGGGCGTTCCGACCGCCAGGATGGGCGGGGCGTGGCCAGCGGTCTCGAGTGAGCCAGGGACGTTGATCTGCAGGGCGAAGGCGGGGACCGCGGTAGGCGTCTTGTCGACCCCCTCGCCCACCAGCTTGGCGGAGAACTTGATCAGGTCGGCGCGCACCGCGTAGGGGGCCGCCGCGTCCTGGATGATCTCGGCCAGGGTCGGCAGGGTGATGTGCTCGTAGAGCATCAGCTGCTTGGCGGAGATCAGCGAGCCATCCCGCCGGCCGCGTTCAAGCTCGCGGTCCAGGTCGTAGTCGATCTCAGCGGGGCGGCTGATCGCGTTCATGCTAACAGGATGGGGCCAGGGGGCTGAGGGATCAAGGGGTGCATTGCGCGAAGTAATGATCGCAGTACGCAGTAGTACACATGTGGACACTTGGGGGTTTGGGGCCTTGTTATGAGCGAATTGCTTTAGGCCACTCGGGGCCACGAACAGTTTTGGTCCCACCGGGGGGCCATGTTATAGGGGCCTATAACTGCTAACATGTCCGTTGACTTTCAACGCTCAACATGTTTCTATTTGTGCGGGGCGAATTGCGCCCTCTTTCAACCTACAGGAATTACGATCATGACTAAGCAAACTGCTAACACTGCCAAGCCCTCCGCCTCGAACGTCCAAGCGTCCAAGCCCTCCGCCCTGGACGTCCAAGCGTCCAAGCGTTCGGCTTTTGGCGAGCGCGTGACTCAGTTCGCCACGCAATCTGTCGCCATGGACTCGGAACACAAGGCGCGCAAGCTCTCGCTTCTCTCTGAGACCGTCCTGAGCTACGGAACCATGTTGGATCAAAACGACTGGAAGACATGGGTTAAGGCGTTGTTTGAGAAGGCGTTTGAAGGCGTGGCGGGTTCCAATATCTCCGCCATGGCGCCCGTCGTGGTCGCGCTCTCGCGCGGGTTCAAACCCAACCCCGGCGAAGGGTTCGACGCCTTCAAGGCGCGGTGTATGGCATGGCTCCGGGAGCAACCTGACACGGTCTACAAGGTCGAAGAGAAACCGCCGCGCAACCCGGCGCCGGCTGGCGACAGTAACGCGCCAAAGGGTGACAAGTCAGGACGCGAAGGCGCGGACCACGGCAAGGTCACCACGTGGAACCGCGAGACCGTGCTCGAATGGTTGTCGGGTGGCGACTCCGGGACTCTCTGGGCTCTTGAGACCGTGCTCGCCTACAGGACTGACAACGTGTTCCTGGACGCGCTGGAAAAGGCCATGACTGAGGCGGAGGCGCGTAAGACGTCGCCGCGCGCTCGCCCCAAGGCGGCATAGCCAACCCCTGACACGCTAGAACCTGAGAACCCCTAGGGCGCAAGCTCTAGGGGTTTTTCTTTGCCTATCGCCTAGCCATACCCTGCTAACAAGTCCCGCTCTAGGAACGCCTAGAGCGGGCTTTTGCGTGTCAACGTACTAGAGCAAGGGACGCCATGGGCGAGCGCCCTAGCAAGTCATCCTAGAGGCGTTACGGGCCCGTCTATTCCAGACGTGTCCCCATATACTCTGTTAGTCAGTCTAGGCGTCCGGACGTGTCAGGCATTGTCGCGCCAAACCATCAAGGGGTTAGCAGGCTTAGAAACACGCGCGTACGTGGAACGCCTTGTAACGTCTCAGGGTTTGAAGCTTGCGACACGCGGAGCGCGTGAACACCTATAGACATCTTGTCGCGAAGTTATAGCCCTATAACACGTTGTGGCGATTGGGTTTTACGCCACGCGATGATTGGAATTAAGCGCAGAGCCTCAGCGACTAAACCCGTTTTTGCTAACCGATCGCGTAGAACCCGAAAACCAGTGATCGGGTAAGACACTGTTATTATTATATATTTTGATCTAATAAATAATAATAAGTGACCCGGTATATTCAATTAGTCGTCGCACCTATTTTTTTAATACCACGCGTGCAATTTTCTGTGTGTCCACATGTGGATTTCGGCCTGCGCGAAAAAGATTTTTCTCTTCTCCACTGCAACGCTGACTAATTACTAATTCTCAACTGTAATTTCGTGAATTAGACAAACGCATTCAACCCCTTCCCCCTAAGTTCTGAATTATTACTTGAATTATACACTGCTAACAAAGTCCACATGTGTACCTACATCGTGACTAATTCCCCCGCCCTTTTCGTCCACGTGTGGATCGGCCCGACCCCCCTACCCATCGGCCTTGTCCACATGCTTACTGTCGCGTCGTCCACCTGCGTACTTGTCCACATGTGCACAGTCATGCAGCTTTGATCGGGATCGCTGCTGCAACTTGTCGCCGCTGGCTTACGTCCACATGTGGACCAGACGCACACCAATTGGGCGAGTGCAATAGGGTGAAACCCTGATCCGCCTGGGTTATAGGACCTATAACTTCCGTCAGCGTTTCACCTTGGACTCCACTGGCGGTTGTGTCATACCTGTTAGCGGGGTTCTTAGGCTTCATCGAAAAAAGGTACGGCAGGATGGATATGACAGTTCACGCCAGGTCTCAGGACGACCTGGTCGTAACCACGCAGATGACCGACGTGGAGTTGGTCCACGGTTGGCTGAAGCGGGGACAGAAAGAGCGCTTCATGGTCGACGTGATGGTCAGCCCATCGCTGGCGGCATGTCTGATGGAGCGCAACGAGGGCAACCGGGCGATCACCACCACTGGCGCGGCGCGATCGGCGAGATCCTATGGCGAAGCGATGCTGCGCGGCGAATGGGTGGTCAATGGCGAGACCATCGTGGTGGCCAAGGACGGCCAGCTGAACGACGGCCAGCACCGGCTCTACGCCGTGATCAGGTATGGCGTCACCGTGCCCATGCTGATCGTGTTCGGCATCGACCGCGAGACCCGGCACACCATCGACCAGGGCATCGCGCGCAGCGCCTCGCACGTCCTGATGATGTACGGCGAGAAGAACGCCACCAATCTGGCGACCGCGCTGCGACTGCTCTACCAGATCGACCACAAGGCGGCGCTGAACGCGCGGCCCTCCACGGATGAACTGCTGGCGACGCTGGAGAAGCATGGCGGAGTGCGCGAGCCCTTCCTACGCGAGGCATGGCGCCTCAACGGCCTGTTCCAGACGTCGGTCGGGTGTATCGGGGCTGCCTACTACCTGTGCGGCGAAAAGGCCCTGGCCGACGCCATCAACTTCTACGAGATCGCGGTGACCGGGCTGGGGATCGAGAACCCGTCCGACCCGGTGATCAAGCTGCGTAACCTGTACATGGACCACTACGCGCGGAAGGAGAAGCTGACCGCGCCCGAGCATGCGGCCAACTTCATCCGCGCCTTCAACGCCTTCAGGGATGGCCGCCGGCCGTTCAAAGCGTGGCGTCAAAGGGCGGGGGAGCCGTTCCCACGGCCGGGTGACAACAAATCGTAGGAGGCGGGGGGTCAACAGGAGATAGCCATGCACGTCGAACCAGACTGGCGTCCGATCGGCCCGAAAGACATGAAGCAGGGCGAGGTGGTGATCGTGCAGCCGCCCGACTACGAGGGCCTGTATGTCACGGTGGAGGTGCGCGAACTGCGCGACGACTTCGTGGTGTTCCATGCAGGGAAGTTGAACTGGTCCGTCATCTGTTGGATCGACCAGCGCGGGCGCATCCTGGACGACACCCACCGGGAGGTGCGGACCTTCGCCTATGAAGGCGAGGAGTTATAGGGCCTATAACGGGAGAGGGAGTGTAGCGGCATGGCGTACGCTGAAGGAACCAAGGTCACGCAAGAAGCCAGCCGTGCGGAGATCGAGCGCACGCTGCGCCGCTACAAGGCGGAGGCGTTCCTCTATGGGGCCGATGGCGACCGCGCCACGGTCGCGTTCCGCATGGCGGATCGGATGATCCGCTTCACCCTGGTCATGCCGCGGCGTGATGAGTGGCGGTTCAATTTCTACAAGAAGGGCTACGGCACCCATAAACGTGTCGAGAACACCGCTGAGGCCCTGTGGGACCAGGCGTGTCGCCAGAAGTGGCGGGCCCTGGCCTTGGTGATCAAGGCGAAACTGGAAGCCGTCGAGGCGGGGATCACGACGGTCGAGGACGAGTTCCTAGCCAACACCATCCTGACCGATGGGCGCACCATGGGCGAGTGGGCCAAGCCGGAGGTTGACAGGATGTACCTGGAAGGCGGGATGCCCAAGCTGATCGGAGGTCCATCATGAACGATCTACCCCCGGAAGCCCGCGAGGCGGTGGACCAGCTGGCCAAGCAGCTGATGGACGAAGGCCGGTTGCTCGAAGCGGGGTTCGTGGCCTTGCGCTTCCACTACATCCCACGCGGCGCTCCGGCGCACCAGGTGGATGACATGCGCCACGCCTACATGGCCGGCGCGCAGCACCTGTTCGCCAGCATCATGCGCGGCATGGACGAAGGCGACGACGTCACCGACTCGGACCTGGGGCGGCTGGACAAGATCAACGCCGAGCTTGAGCACTGGCGTCTTTCCGTTGGAGGACCAGGATGACCAGCCGCGCCCGCACCACCACGGTCGACCTGCACCTGGGCAACCGCGTCCGCACCAAGCGCCGGCAGCGCGGCATGAGCCAGGCGTACCTGGCCGACAAGATCGGGTGCAGCTTCCAGCAGATCCAGAAGTACGAGAGCGGTCAGAACCGCCTGAGCGTGGGCATGTTGCTGCGCATCTCCAAGACCTTCGGCCTCAAGGTCGAGGACTTCACCCAGGGACTCGAGGACCTGGTCTGATGAACGCCGCCGAAGCCTTCCGCGCGCTGCGCCCTGGTCAGAACGAGATCGGCCGCGACGGCTGGGCCGACGAGGCGGCGCTCGACCTCATGCGCCCGCTGGCGGAGCCGCCGCCCCTGCTCAAGAAGGCCCGCAAGCCCAAGCGCCCCAAGGACATGGTGGGCGACATCATCGAAGCGAGGTTCATCCAGCCCTTCGGCGGGGACCTGTACGTCAAGATGTTCGTGGTTGAAGACCGGGGCGAGTCGTTCGGGGCCAAGACCCTGCGCGAGCCCCTGCCCGGCGGCTACACGTACATGGCTTTCGAGAAGCGCATGAGGGGCCACTCATGGCGGTGAAACCTACGCCCCCCTCCGAAGACCTGGTGGACGCCGACGTGGAGGCCCTGATCCGCGCCAAGATGCACGGCCATGAGCCGGTGAGATCACTAACCGATCTCCACTGGCGCTGCGTCTTCTGTGGATACGTCGCCGTGCAGGTCAGGTGGTGGCCGACCTGGTGCTCGGACGCCTGGAAAGCGAAGGTGCGTGATGACGAACGTGGATAAGACCTCAGGGCCCCTGCCCGAACCCCCCTACGTCTCGGCCGCCGTGCACATCACCAGCGCCGACAGCGCGGCGCTACAGGCCGTCGCCCGCGTGCGGGGCGTCACCCTCAAGGACCTGTGCAACAGCGTCTTGGCAGACGCTCTGAATGTGTTGGTGATCACATCCGCGGCCGACCGGAAGCTGGACAAGCGACGCCAGGACGAGGCCGACCGGCTGTACGCCATGGCCAGGTCTCCCGGCGTCGACAAGGTCCGCGCCAGGGAGATGAGGAAGTACGCGGCGAAGATCCGGGACGGGCGCGCGCCCCTGCCCTCCGCCAGCACCCCCGGCGGACGGGAAGGTCCGCGCACCTTGATGAAACGGGAGCTTGGGACATGACAGCCCTGGACTTCGCCCTGGAGCGGATCGAGCGCCGACTGGTCGAGACGATGCCCCGCCCCACCGAGGAGGGGTTCACCCGGCCCCTCACCCCCGAACAGATGGGCCGCATCAAAGCCCTCAGCGAGTGCGCCGAAATCATCCGGCAAGTCCAAAAGGACGGCGTAAATTAGACCCTGTGTAACTGCTAACGCATCTTGACATGTTGGCAGTAGTGTGGTAGTATTTAAAGCATGGGGCAGTGTGCCTCATGTTCTGGATACTTCACGCAACAGGAGAGGCCCGGTTATAGGGCCTATAACATCATGCAGAGAACGGTGCACGACATCGTGCAGGAGATGCTGGCGTACGAAGCGGACGCCTTCGACAACGATGAAGAGGTGAGCGGCGCGGACTTGGTGGAGGCGTTCGCCGAGTGGCGGGTCGACCTGCAGGCGGCGCTCAGCGCCAAGGCGGCGCGGTACGTGGTGATCTACGATACCGGCGACACGCCCGGCGAGGACGTCGCCGAAGAGTATTACGGCTACTTCGCCGACGTGGACGACGCCAAGCGTATGTTTGACGGGATGCGCGGCGACAACGCGGCGATCCACAACGCCTACGTGGCCCAGCTGGTCGAGGCGATCCCGGACGTCGACTTCGCCAGTTTGGACGGTATCATCGCCGAGCAGCCCGCATATTCCGGCGTCACCCATGCGGACGAACATATCCCGGACCCGGCGGCAGTCGCCAAGGTTCAGAAGAAGCTCGTCCGCGTGCTCCTCAAGAAGGATATCCACCGTGGCTGATGCCGAAATCGAAAAGACCCTGGTCATCTCGACCGGGCACCTCAGCATGCAGTCTCGAGAGTGGATGGACGCTCCCGATGGCGCACGCGCCTGCCTGTCGTTCATGGCCTGGGACTACGGCTGGGCGATCCACACCGGCCGCGTGCCCAACCCGGAAATCCCTGCGGACGTCGAGGCGTGCCTGGTCGCCGGCCGGCGCCACCAGTGCGCCTGGGTCCGCCTGGACGGGGACGCCGAACGCTACGGCGGCCTGGAGTGGTTCGAGGACAACGAGCCAGTCATCGTGACCGACGTTCGTCTGGCCAGCTTATAGGCCCTATAACATCTCAACAGGAGAAACCATGACCACATTCGCATTCATCAAGGCGCACGCCGCCTATCACCGCGCCGCGGCCCGCTGCGACGCCACCTGGGCCGCCTACCGCAAGGCGCGTGAGCGCCTGGCCAGGAAGCGCGGCGTGTTCGCCGCCGAGCAGGGCTTCATCGACGCCAGCCATGCCGTCAAGCTGGCGCAGGACCGGCTGGACGTCGTCCATGGCCTGCTGGCCAAGGAAGCCTGGACCGAGGCGCGTATCGAGCTTGACAGCGAGCGCCGCGCCCGCCGCGAGCCGCTGGCCGCCACCCTTGAAGTGGTCGACCGGCGTGACTCGATCCTGGCCGCCGCGATCGCCTCCCCGCCCGTCCCTTTTGCTGAGGCCGCGTGATGACGTTCAAGTTCGACACTTCAGGCGTGATCTACGTCCCAAGCCATCACGGCGGCACGGTCCGCTTCGGCTGGGGCGGCCTCACGCCCTTCGAGCAAGGGTATGTGGAGGCAATGTTCGCGGAGTGGTGGTCTGGTTTGGAGAAAGATCGTCTACTGCTTTCCAAGGCCAACGTTGTTGGCACGAATGACCACGTTGCGGGCCTTCAGCGGATTCAAGGCGCCTGCCGCTTCTCCGACCTCGCTCCCGAAACCCTGGCGCGGATCAGGGAGGATTGCGGGCGCTACAAGATGGAGCGCCTACAGGCTCGCGAAGACGGTGCTAGGTTCTGGGCGGTTCGCAACGACTCCACCGGGTGCGAAGGCTTCCCTCCCCTCACCCCCTACCTCGGCGACGACGGCAAGGTCTATCTGCGGGAGGGCGCGTGATGAAGCTCGCCCATTTCATTCCCGACTGGACCGCCAAGGCCGACGCCTGCCTGCTGCGCTTCAACTCCACCCGCGACATGGTCGTCACCGGCCGTGACGCCTGGACGGTGGCGCACAAGGCGGGGATCTACCGCGAAGCGCTCGACTCCGGGCGCGACGTGGTCGACGCCCACGTGCAGAGCGCCCTGCAGGTGATCTTCCCCAACGCCGTGTTCAAAGACAAGAAGAGGTACTAGCCATGCGCCGCATCACTAAAGGCCCCGGCAGCGCCTTCCGTTTCACCCCTGAGTACATCGCCGCCATGGGCGGCCCAATCGAAGGAAAAGACTCAACAATGGACTGGCTCACCAACATCCCCGAGGCCGCCACCGCTCTGACGGCGGCCGACAACGCATGGCGCACCGCACGCAAAGCCGCCGAACACCTGCCGCTCACCGAGAAGGTCGAAGCATATCGAGCCGCCAAGACGGCGCGGGACTTCGCCTATCTGGCTGTGCACGCCAAGTACGGAGCCTAAGCTTTGACCGTAACTGTCATCACCAACCGCCAGCCGCGCGATCTGATCGGTTGGCATGACCTGACCTGTAAGGAGCAGGCCGAGTTTGACTGGCTCAAGGAAGACGAGCGCGAGGACGCCGACTTCGTCCGCTACAAGGGCTGGGTCTACTGCACGCAGGACTTCATGGCCTGCCGCACGACATTCAAACCCTGGGACGGCTACGCCTCGGACTCCTACTTCTCTGGCGTCGTCATCCGCTTCGTCGAGCGCGGCGAGCGCGTGATCGTGGGCCGCTATTTCAGCTGACGTATAGGCCCGATAACTCTGAACATCCTAACACACAGGAGATTGAAATGCCCTTTGACAACATGTCCACGCCCACGGCCGACGCCTGCGGCACATTGGACACCGAAGCCCAGGTGCGGCGCATGTGCGAACTGATCCGCCACTACCCGTTCACCGTGGCCAAGCTGCTGGCCGAGCAGGGCTACGACGCCGACATGCTTGCGGTCGGTCTCTATGGCGTGCTGGAGGAGTCCGGGTTCCAATGAGCATCATCCGCTGGCAGCCGCTGCACCGTCAGCCTCACCCGATCGACTGGCCGGCGCTGGGCTTCGCCCTGCTACTGGCGTTCCTCCTGGCTATGGGTGCGACATGGCTTGGATAGTCGAGTGGCGCGACCCGGACACCGGGGTGTGGACTCAGTCCTCGTTCACGCCCAGCCCGCTGTGCGACGACGGGCCGCCGGAGATCGCCAGGGCTATCGTCCGGGCCGATGGAATCTTCGACTTGGACGACCCGGTGCTGTTCGACCTGACAGCCTTCACCACACAGGACGAGTTGATGGCCGGTCGTCATGAGCGGTCACTCGGCCTCTACCGGCTGCGAAAGTCGGAAGTAAAATAGTTGCTAACATAGGTTGACATGTTAGCAGTTGTGTGGTAGTATATAAAAATGGACGGCGAGATGAGGATTTCGCCGATCCAAGACTTATAGGCCCTATAACTTCAACCCGACTTACAGGAGACGTTATGTATCCCTCTCGACTTCTTGAGGTGCTGCCGAAGTACGCCCAGCGTGGCCGTGCGGTACACCTGGTGGGCCCGCCGGGCTGTGGCAAAACCGAGGTCGCCCGTCAGGCGATCCGCCAGCTGGTGGGCTGGGGCTGGTACGAGGTGCACGGCCCCACCCGCCCGAGCGAGGACTGGGGCGTGCCGGTGCCCAACGCCGAGCGCAGCGCCATCGCTTTCCTGTCCCCGGAGAACCTGCCGTTCGAGGACGCGCCGGGCCCCGACCGTGGCGTCATCTACGTGGATGAGCTGTCCCAGTCGGACAACAGCCAGCAGAAGTTCTACGCCAACCTGTTCCAGGCGCGGGAGATCCACGGCCGCAAGATCAAGCCGGGCTGGTCGTTCATCTCGACGGGCAACCGCGAGAAGGACCGCGCCGGGGCCAACCGCATCCTCAGTCACCTGCGAGACAGGTTCACCGAGATCACCATGGAGGTGTCCCTCCCCGACTGGTGCGTGTGGGCCCTGGCCAACAACGTGCCGCCGATCCTGGTGATGTTCCACCGCTTCCGCGCCTCAACGGGTAACATGTTGCTGGCCCCCGAGTTCGACCCCAGCCTGCCCACCAAGCAGCCGACCCCGCGCAGCTGGGTCGAGGGCGTGGGCTGGATGATGGACGACTTCGCCGGGGCTCCCGACGAACTGGAGCACTATGCCGGCGCTGTCGGCGAGGGCGCCGCCGCGGAGTTCCTGGGCTTCCTGCGCACCTATCGGTCCCTGGCCGATCCCGACGTGGTGGCCCGCGATCCGTACAGCCAGCCGGTGCCGGGCGATCCGGCGACCTGCTACGCCATGGCCGGATCGCTGGCGGCGCGCGCCGACGACTCCAACTTCGCCAACATCATCACCTACGGCCGACGTATGGGGCCGGAGTACGGTTTGCTGATCGTTCAGGACGCCGTGCACCGCGACGCCATGCTGCGCAAGACCCGCGCCTACATCGAGTGGGTCACGACCGATGGCAAGGACCTGGTGCAGGCGGCATGAGCGAGGATTGGAAAGCCAAGTACGAGACCCTGCGCGAGGCCGCCCTCACCCTGGCGGAGGCGATGGAGGAGGCGTTGTTTCAGCACATCTACGACGTGGACAACGGCGACGAGTACGACCCGGAGGCGTGCGGCTACACGCAGGCTGTCCGGGCGGTGAACCGCGCTGCAGGTGTGAAGGAGGAAGCTGATGCCTAGGCTCCTGATCATGATCAGCGGCGGCATGGTCGAGACCGTGGCCGTCGAGGGACTGCCCGAAGGGGTCGAGCTTGAACTGGTCAAGCTCGACTATGACACGGACGGCGACGGCCCGGAGGAGAACCCGGACGCCTACTGGGTCGACGGCAAGGTAGTCTACGTCACCGTCGAGACTGTCGGTGAGATGTCTGCGGACGACGCCGCCCTGGCCCGCATGGCGCGGGACGCGTGGCGACTGACCTAAGGAAGGAGAACGCGATGGACGCAGAGGACAAACTCAAGGAGGCGATCGAGCGCGCCCTGCGTTCAGCGGGGCTCTTGGACAAGCTCTACCCGGTGGAGGACATCGTCATGGACGAGCTTCACAAGGTGGGCGGGTACGATGACGAGGGGTGCTTCGTGGTCTACCCGGATCAGGGCCTGCGGTTATAGGCCCTATAACTCTGAACATCCTAACAGGAGACACGGCGATGGCCGAACACAACCTTTCGACCAGGGCGATCC